TACAAATCGACAAATTCTTTTTGCGATACATCACCTTTCATTTAACATCATTCCTTTAATTGTGATCAGTGTTTCGCCCGATTTCGCATCTCTTTTTATATCAACGTCTTCTGAAAATAAATCCGATGGAATTTGTAATTTTACAAAATTTCCAAAACATAATTTTCTATATTTTAAAGCATTGCCCAACATTTTCACGTCTTTATGAATGCTATTTGTATCTATTTGCTTTTCTTCTAAAAAGCGAACGTAATTGTCCTTAACTGTAGCCGAAAAATATTTTTTTGCAAACTCGCCAGCATTGATAATCATTCGATCTGGATCATTAATATAATCCAATAACTCTGTTGTTAATTCTATTTTTTCAACATCATTTAATTCTTTTATAGAATTAATAAAATTTTTGGTTTCATGAAAAAAAGCGGACGTTTGCTTTTTACTATCATTTCGAAAATTCAGGCCTAAAAAATCGTGATAAAAATATTTTGCTTTTGCTTTGGATATAGAATCATCTGTATTACTATCAAACAAATAAGTTTCAACCACATTTTTAGGAATATTGTCATTGCTATCAACAGTTTTTATAAACATTCCTAATTTTTGAAATTTTTCATTTTTTGTCATAAATAAGTTAGCAATATAGTCTAAACCTATTTTTTCTGCTTCCTGAGTTATTAAAAACCCATCCTGACTTTCAGCTTTTATTATACAAAAAAAGTCACGGTTATCTTTTCGAACAGTCCCCTCTACACAAAGTAATAATGAATCTGGATAGCGTCTGCTATCCTGTATTTTAACAAGATTATTTGTTATTTCTTTAGACGCATCTATAAATTTATTCTCTTCTCTACTTTTACACTTCCAATATTTTACAACATGACTATATGTGCTTTCTTCTCCATCATCTTCGATTTCCATTCGAATAGAATGTGATTCCTGCCCTAACAGTTTTATGATTCTTTCTTTCATTTTTGTGTTAAAATCATCTGAAAGAGTAACACATTCAGAACTAAAAAAAGGATTTCTAACCTTATTATCTGTATCACGTCTAAAAACTTGATGAACAATAACTCGTTTTATAATCATGTTTCTAAAAGCATCTTGAGCCATACACTATTCCCCCATAAGATATAATCTGTTTTTATCATACTCCATAATTCAACGTTTTTCAACAAATTATAATTACAATAAATAGTTTATATCTAATGGCAATTAAATTATAAATCATCTATTTTATAAAGTCCACATCGGAAAACTACACAAAAAGAACCTCGTAATTTCTACGAAGTTCTCTCTGCAAATTATATTCTTTTGGGGAAGAATAGTATTTATGATTCTCTCGAATCCAATCGAAACACCAGGATTCGAACCTGCAGCTCTCACGGCTCATGCTCACTCCCATTCGGTGAGATGTTCTGGTGCACTCTGCCAGGTGATCCTGGCAGATATTCATGGGAAGGAGAACTCTGTATGATCTTTCACTGAGTTCAGTTTATACTATAGCATATTAAAATCGGACATATCGGACAAAACGGACAATTTTACTTTTTTTCAAAAAATCTATTAAATTCTTTGCGAACGCCTTCTTCAGTTGCTCTTCTTCCCATCTTTCCAGCTACCTGCTGCCAAGTCAGTTCTTCAAAGACCTTGTATTTTATGATTCTCTGCATTCTGGGAGGGATTGTGTTTAGCCATCCTTCTACGTTTATCTTTAACTGCTCTGCCTGGGATTTTCTTTCTTCCAAAATCTTCTTCTGATATCGAAGCTGGCTGTCATCTGCATAGTTAAATGTTGTTCCCTGGATTTTAAAATGTTGTGGGTTATAAGGAAACTCAGGGTTGCTCCCGGACACATTTGTCTGTATCACTGTCTTTTTCTTTCTGTTTAGCTTCTTGATTTCCTCTTCTGTTTCTTTGATCAGCTCACAGGCATCTATGTACTGACTTAAGATATTCTTGTCCATCGGTATCGCTCTCCTTTCACAAATTCTTCAAATCTGTATCACATATTGCTCACATTTTCTGGATATATTATTACTTGTACAGAGCAAAGAGTAATTGCAAATAAAACTTTTTCTTTTTCATACTTTTAGCCGGGAGCTTTTGATAGTTCCCGGCCTCCTTCTTTTTATAGCTCTTTTTGGCAGAGTAAACAGCAACGCCTTAAATCTCTTAGCATCTATTCCTTTTCAAGTTTTATGTTTCTAATTCCGTACTCACATTTTAATCAGTAAAGCTTTTTACTCCCGTCTTTTATACCTTTCAATACGATATCCATTGCCTCGTTCAATGTTATATCCTTATCCTCAGCTATTTTTTCAGAAACCCACTCAAAGATAATCGTTAATAATGTCAACATTTCTAAAATGTTT